GGTATAGCGGAAGAGCAAGGACGTCCACGTATTCGCAAATACACTTACGAACGTCCAGACGGTAGTGTAGCAGTACGCTACGAAGTATTAGACGCAGAAGGTCGTCGCATGCCAGGTCAAGGCCCAGAAGGGTTCGATGATCCTAAGTTTGCCAAAGACTTCTTGCGCCGTGTTGGCGAATCTAGTAGCGATGTATTTGCCAATAATGATTCCACTAGCCCTGTAGGTGGTAATGTAAGTGAGTCTAATTACTGGAAGCGTTTGCAACAGGAACGTAGCACGAAGTTAAATACATTATCAGAAGAATTTAAAAAGGCCTTAGCAAAAAATGGCAAGTAATGAATTAATTAACGCAGCCAAAGTGGCTTTCAGTAGTCACTTTAGCTTTTATCTAAAAGCACATTTCTCTCACTGGAATATCGAAGGTGAGGACTTCTATCAATATCACAAGATGTTAGAAGATGTGTATAACGAAGTATATGAAGCAGTAGATCCATTTGCTGAAAACATTCGTAAACTAGGTGGCTATACACCGGGTAGTTATACACGTTTCAGCATGTTATCAGCAGTAGAAGACGAAACTGATGTTAAAGATGGTCGCACCATGTTAGCTGAATTGTTAGCAGATTGCGAAAAGATGAACGAAGTTCTTATGTTCACTTATGAACTTTCAGAGCGTGATGGCGAACGTGGTTTTAGTAACTTCTTAGCCGATCGCCAAGATGCTTACAAAAAACACGCATGGTTCTTACGTAGTACATTAAAATGAGAGCAAGCGACTTTACTCCCAAGGAACTAGATTCCAAAGCAATTAATAAGTTTCTTCCTTATGTACAAAAGGAATTGGGCATTGATGACCTACCAAAAATAGAATTAGTAGACACCGTTCCCGGAACTGAAGGAATGACTTTTGGTCGTTACGAGCCAGAAACTAGAACAGTATACTTGGTTGTTAAAGGTCGTCATCCTAAAGACTCGCTACGTACACTAGCACATGAACTAACGCACTACAAACAAGATCAAAATAATCAATTAGGTCACGACAGTGGTGCTACTGGTAGCCCAGAAGAAAACGAAGCAAATGCCCGTGCTGGCATTATCATGCGTAATTACGATATGGAAAACCCAGAAGGAACAGTTGACGAACACATTGTTAAACATGGCAGTGGATATCGTTTGCTTTCCCATACAGGTAAAAACTTAGGTACATTTAAATCAAAGGCCGCTGCCGCTAAACACGAAGGCGAAGTTGAATACTTTAAAAGTCACCCTAAAAAATGAACTCAAACGATTATCCAGTATATCCCGAGGACGATGGATTCGATAGATTTAAGAATCCGTTTAGTCCTGTATAGTACACCTACCTTAGGACCGTAACTTGTTACGTAAGGTGTCGGCGGCTGCTGCCGAATTCTTAGATAAACGCCATTCTCTAAGATAAAGTGAGCATCTTCTATTTCATATCTCTTGCTTTTCACTATAAGTACTCTGTATAATATATCAATTACTTAGGAGATTCAAATATGTCAGGACGTATGTTTAGCGGCGAACAAAAGGCCAAGCTCGTACAAATTGTTAACGAAGGTGTTTCGGTTATGCAGGAAATCGAAGACCTTAACGCAGGACTTAGCGACACCATTAAAGCTGTTGCAGAAGAATTACAAGTCAAACCTGCTATTCTTAAAAAAGCAATTAAGATTGCACAGAAATCCAAACTCGGCGATACAAACGCAGACCACGAAGAGCTCAACACTATTCTGGAAACTGTCGGTCGCACACTGTGAACGATATTCTGTTTAATATTTGGGAGTGGGTGCAAAGTGACTTCAAAAGTAATCGAATTCGTTTTTGTTTTGAGGTCACTGCTTGGGCTCTTAGCATTACTTGCGCTCTCATTATGGCCATTACCGTGCCAAATCCTCCCCTTCGATATTTGTACTTCCCGTGGATATCAAGTACTCTTATATACGCTGGGTGCGCTTTTAGTCGGCGTTCCTTTGGTATGCTGGCTAATTACTTCTTACTCTTCGTCATTGACGGAACCGCACTCATGCGAATGTGGCTGTGATAAGTATTAATAGTCTCGCCGGACTTTAAACGGCATGTTGAGTATGTGTACGCTCAAAAGTTACACAGGAGAAAAATATTGAGTTACGTCGACGCCTTGTATGACAGGCAAAAAGACCGCATTCATGTGGTAGAACGAGTTAACGGAGAACGTGTTTATCGCGAATATCCAGCAAACTATGTTTTCTATTACGATGATCCACGCGGAAAACACAAAACAATCTATGGTACACCAGTTACTCGCTTTGCGAGTCGCAATGGTAAAGAGTACCAAAAAGAAGTTAGAATCCATGGCAATAAGAAACTTTGGGAAAGCGATATTAATCCCATATTTCGTTGCTTAGAAGATAACTATCTAGGTTCCACATCCCCTAAACTGCAAACAGCATTTTTCGACATTGAGGTCGACTTTGATCCATTGCGTGGTTATAGTCGACCTGAAGATCCGTTTAATCCTATTACTGCATTTTCAGTATACCTAGACTGGATGGATAAACTAGTTACGCTGGTTGTTCCACCAAAGAGTTATACGTGGGAAACAGCACAGGAAATCTGTAACAAGTTCGAAAACTGTTATCTGTTTGAACGAGAAGAGGATATGTTAAACACATTCCTTGACTTAATCGATGATGCAGATATTTTGTCAGGATGGAACTCAGAAGGGTTTGATATTCCGTATACCACAATGCGTATTAACAAGGTGTTGAGTAAAGATGATACTCGACGCTTATGCTTGTGGGGACAGTTCCCTAAACAACGTATGTTTGAACGATTTGGTGCAGAGAATCTAACATTCGACTTAATTGGTCGTGTGCATTTAGACTATATGCAACTATATCGCAAATATACATACGAAGAACGTCATAGTTATAGTTTAGATGCCATTGGTGAGTACGAACTTGATGAACGCAAGATCGCCTACGAAGGCACACTGGACCAACTATATAACAAAGATTTTCCAAAGTTTATTGACTACAATAGACAGGATACTATGTTGTTGGCTAAGTTAGATAAGAAATTAAAGTTTCTTGACTTGGCCAATGAACTTGCACATGATAACACTGTATTGCTCCAAACAACAATGGGCGCTGTGGCTGTTACGGAGCAAGCTATTATTAACGAAGCCCACAGTCGTGGGATGGTAGTACCTAACCGGAGATCTAGAGATGACCAAGGCGAAACACAAGCGGCAGGTGCCTATGTTGCTTATCCCAAAAGAGGGGTACACGAATATATCGGAGCGATCGACATCAACTCGCTCTATCCCTCGGCTATTAGGGCCCTTAACATGGGACCAGAAACGATTGTTGGACAACTCCGGACAGTCATGACAGATCACTACATCAAGGAAAAGATGGACGCAGGTTCTTCTTTTGCTGATGCGTGGGAAAATATGTTTGGTACACTAGAGTATCAAGCAGTTATGAATGGTGAGGTGGGTACAGAAATTACTATCGACTGGGAAGCCGGCGGTAGTGATGTTATGTCAGCGGCACAAATTTGGAAGCTGGTATTTGATAGTAACCAACCTTGGACTTTAAGTGCAAACGGTACTATATTCCGATTTGATATGAAGGGCATTGTGCCCGGTTTACTTGAAAGATGGTATGCAGAACGAAAAGAAATGCAAGGAAAGAAAAAAGCCGCAACATCTCCTGAAGATACAGCGTTCTGGGACAAAAGACAGCTCGTTAAAAAAATTAACCTCAATAGCTTATACGGCGCCATCCTTAACCCCGGGTGTAGGTTCTTTGACCAACGTATTGGTCAGAGCACGACGCTTACAGGTCGCATTATCGCCAAGCATATGGACTCATATGTCAACGAAGCAATCACGGGATCTTACGACCATACTGGGCAAGCTGTTATCTACGGTGACACGGACTCTGTCTACTTCTCCGCGTGGCCGGCGATTAAAGAAGAAGTAGAAAGTGGACGTATGGAATGGAACAGAGAAATCTGTGTTCAACTATACGATACTATTGCCGATGGTGTTAATGAATCATTCCCGGCCTTTATGGAACGTGCTTGCCATTGTCCAAGAGATATGGGTGCTATTATTAAAGGCGGTCGTGAAATGGTTGCAGTTAAAGGCTTGTTCATTAAGAAGAAGCGTTATGCTGTACTAATTTATGACATGGAAGGTACACGACTAGATACACATGGCAAGCCCGGCAAGGTTAAGGCTATGGGGCTCGATCTTAAACGTAGTGATACGCCAAAGATTGTACAAGAGTTCCTAAGTGAAATTCTATTAGACGTACTAACAGGTACTGGAGATGTACGTCAGACTGTTATTACTAAGGTTAGAGACTTTAAGATTGCTTTTAGTAGTAGACCTGCTTGGGAAAAAGGAACACCTAAACGTGTAAACAACTTAACCAAGTACACAGCAGAAGAAGAAAAGTTAGGTAAAGCAAACATGCCAGGACACGTTCGTGCCGCAATGAACTGGAATAGACTACGCAGAATGCACAGCGACAACTATTCAATGAACATTGTAGATGGTATGAAGACTATTGTGTGTAAGTTAAAGGACAATCCATTGGGACTTAAGTCAGTGGGCTATCCAACAGACGAACAACACATTCCTGCTTGGTTCAAGGAACTGCCATTTGACGATAACCTAATGGAAGATACTATTGTTGATCAGAAAGTAGAGAACTTGTTAGGAGTTCTTAACTGGGAGATTAGCCAAAGCACTGACATTAGAACATCATTCGACGACTTGTTTAGTTTTGAATAAAAATATTTCAAATACTTTGACATTTTCTAAATACATCTATAAAATACATCAACTACGGAGATTACAATGAAAGATTATCTATTAGACATCGTGCAACATACGCACAGCCTAGGCGTTATTAGCCTAATTAAAATCACAGGCGATCAAAAATCAACTCAGATTAATGCGTTTGACCAAGCAACTAAAACTGTTGTGCTTAACGCAGAGTTTAAGAATCCCATTGCCGACTTTATTGGCACATTTGGTATGCCTAACTTGGACCGTTTGAATACTATCCTTAACTTGCCAGTTTACAAGGACAATGCCAAGATTACTGTAAGCAAGCAAAAAGACAACGATGGCAATGATATCCCTAGCGGTATTAACTTTGTTAACGCCGACGGTGACTTCCACAACAACTATCGTTTTATGAGCGAAGCTGTTATTAACGATCAATTAAAGAACGTTAAGATGAAGCAAGTTAAGTGGGGTGTTGAAATTACTCCAACTAACCAAAGCATCCAGAAACTCAAGTTCCAAGCATCGGCACATAGTGATGCTACTACATTTAGCACCAAGACTGAAAAAGGCGACTTGAAGATTTTCTTTGGTGACCATAGTTCACACGCAGGTGACTTTGTTTTTGCTCCAGCAACAGGTGGTAGCTTAAGCAAACAACTACACTGGCCAGTTGCTGTTGTTAACAGTATCCTGAGCTTGCCAGGCGATAAAACATTAAAAATTAGTGATGAAGGTGTTGCTGAAATTACAGTAGACTCTGGTATTGCTACATACCATTACATGTTGCCAGCACAATCTAAATAATGTCGCAAGATAATCTAACCAGTAAACAACTAGATTACGCTGTATTCTTACCTGCAATTAGTGGCTTCTATGCTACGTTTGTGGGCAAGCAACGTGATCCAGTTAATGGTCCGTATGTAGACCCTGTGCGTTTTCCACAGGGCTTAACTGATATGGAGCAAATGAATTGGCTCGATGATGCCAAGGGTTTGTTCCCATATAAGTGGTCGCTTTACTCCGGTGGCCACGCCAACCTTGATCTCACTAAGCAGGACTGGAGTGAGGACATGGTTCGCAATCGCGACCCAAACACACTAATC